ATAGATAGAAGAAATCCGGGAGACGTGGTTTTTACACGATATGTTACAAAAAATCCCGATTGGAATAAATTGACCCTAAGAATAGAAAATGGACAATTTGCCGAAATGTTTGAAGAAAAAAATAACGAACTAGAAGGCATGAATATTAATATTCAACCAAGAACTGAGATAAAATTAGCTTCAAACAAATATAAAGAATTTCAAAAAAAAAAGTATGCTAATATCGAATATCAAAGAAAAAAGGGATATGTATTAATTTCAAAAATAAGAAAACCTACAGATAATCTTGACACTGAACGGCCCCCAAAATTACAAATATTAGCAGAAGATTTTACAGAAAAGGGTAAAGATGAAAAAATAACAGTGCTTTCTGCAAAAAATGTTCCTGTAAAAATATTTAAAACTTTTGATGAATTAAAAAAAAGTATTATTTGGGGACTAGACAATAAAATACATAACAATGATTATGCGGTAGAAAAAATAAAATCTTATTTAGATAAAAAAGATTTGTCTAGAATTGATTTGGCGGGTATTGATGACAGACATATTGATGAGCTTGGTGTATATTTTGGTGAAATTTTAATAGGACTATTAGCATTCAAAAATCAATTATCAAACACTTGTACTCCCTCTAATATGTTTGGTATAAATTTAAAATCATTTAGTGTTCCAACTGATCCTGCTTTTAAACTTGTTGATAGTAGTTTGATTTTTGACTCAACTACTGTTAGTGTATCAAGCAAATATGATAAAGGAGCCGCCGCTTCGTTTATGTCAAATGTGCTTCCTTACGGAATAAAATATTATTCTGATTATAAAAATTGTTTTTTTAAAAAAATGTGTCAAATTGCGTTTAATATGGGATATACATCAGACCTTGTGGGAGCAAACAGATTTAAATTTGCAAAGAATATAACATTTGAAGTTGGATTAAGAGCAGTATTAAATATAAAAAAAACAAATGTAAAAAACACAAATCATTCTATTTATGAAAGTATTCGAAAGGTTGCAATGGGTCGTTCTCTTTCATCGAAAGAAAATAAAGAACTTGATGTTGTAATAGAGGCAATAGAAGACTATTTTATAAAGAAAGGTCATTTTGATGGAAAAAGCAAAGTGATACAAACAATAAAAGACAATTATCCTTTTACTATTACTTCTTTTTTTAATTATTCTGTGGCAAGTAGTTTAAATAATGATTCTCTATCAAAAAAATATATTGGTGATATAATTGGTGGTAAAGATTTTTATCAAGCAAATTTAAGTAAAACTAAATGGAGAAGGGGAATTGTTGATATTAAAATGGTTTCTCCTAAAACTGCTTCATTGAAAATTTTAGGATCAATGTCGGGTGCCACAGATTTCACAGCAAAACAGGGTTTGGTAAATTACGAGTTACAATAATGGCGATAGACCGTATACAAAATTATGCAGGAAATCCATTACTTAAAGCGGCATATATTCCAATAGAATATGACAAAGATACTTTAGAAGAGTATCTTAAATGCTCTAATGATCCTGTATATTTTGCAAAAAACTACATGAAAATTATTCATGTTGACCATGGATTGATGCCCTTTGATCTTTATGGTTATCAAGAAGAACTTGTTCAGACAATGCATGATAATCGGTTTGTTATTTGTAAAATGCCTAGACAAACTGGAAAATCAACAACAATTGTTGCTTACTTATTACATTACGCTCTTTTTAATGCTCAATCTAATATTGCTATATTAGCTAATAAGGGCTCTACTTCAAGAGAGATTCTTCAACGATTAAAAACTGCTTATGAAAATTTACCAAAATGGTTGCAACAAGGAGTTGTTGTTTGGAACAGGGGAAATATTGAATTAGAAAACGGTAGTAAAGTTATATCTGCTTCCACATCTTCCTCCGCAGTTCGTGGATCATCTTTTAACATCATCTTCATGGATGAGTTTGCTCATATTGATCCACCAAGGTTGGCAGAAGAGTTTTTTAATTCTGTATATCCTACAATTTCTTCTGGTAATACAACTAAAGTGTTTATTGTATCAACCCCGAAGGGATTAAATATGTTCTATAAAATGTGGGTTGATGCAGACGAGGGAAGAAGTGATTATGTTCCGTTAGAAGTTCATTGGTCTCAGACTCCAGGAAGAGATCAAGCATGGAAAGAAGAAACGATAAGAAATACAAGTGAATTGCAGTTTTCACAAGAATACGAGTGTGATTTTATTGGTTCACAAAATACTTTAATTTCTCCTTCAAAATTAAAAACTCTGCCATATAAACCCCCTATTATAAAGAAAGATAGTTTAGATGTCTATGTCGAACCAGATCCTACACATTCTTATGTTTGTATAGTTGATGTTGCAAGAGGCAGAGGACAAGATTATTCTGCCTTTTCGATAATTGATGTTTCTCAGTTTCCATATCAGCAAGTTGCAAAATATAGAGATCCAAATATTTCTCCAATGTTATTGCCAACTGTTATTGATAATGTATGTAAATATTATAATCATGCATATATTTTGGTCGAAATAAATGACATCGGCGGTCAAGTAGCAGATATTTTACATTACGAGTTAGAATATCCTAATATTTTTCAAACAAGTGTAATGGGAAGATCTGGTCAAACTTTGGGTGGGGGATTTGGTAAAACTTCGCAATTGGGAATTAGAACCACAAAAGAAGTTAAAAGAAAGGGGTGTTCTAGTTGCAAAGATTTGATAGAAGGAGACAAATTAATCATTTGGGATCTTGATACTATTTCTGAAATGACAACATATATAGCCAAAGGATCTAGTTACGAAGCTGACGAAGGATATCATGATGATTTGATGACGACTTTAATACTGTTTGGTTGGCTTGTAAATCAACAATATTTTACAGAAGTTACAGATTTAGATTTACGAGAAAAAATGTTTAAAGATCAGTTAGACGAAGCGGAATCTCAATTGATTCCTTTCGGATATATAAATGATGGTAGAAATTCTTATGATCCAGAAGTTGTTGATATGGGCGGTGAAAAATGGATAGTAGATACGAAATATTCTACTGATTATCTACATTGATTTGATGAATGTTTTTAGGATCTTTTATTTGATTTATTAATTCAATTATACTTGATTTTAAATCGGGTCTCAGTTTTTTCAATTTATCCAAATATCTCACAGATTCTTTAAATACCATTTCAGGATTAATTCTTAGTTCATAAAATCTGTTCCTTGTTTCGCTTTTTGTAGTTAAATATAAATGGTTTGGATTTACACAGTATGTATTATTGCAAGACTGGTGTACTATTTTATTTTGTTCAATGACTCCATTATATGCAATATATGCAAATCTATGAGCAGGAATTGATTTTCCTTCATACGAAAACATACCATACCCCTGTTTTGTTTTACTTGCAACCCAAAACCAGCAATCATTTGTCTTTATAATTTTTTTTTCAAATCTCGATTTTGCTTTCTCCATGTTTTATTTATATTAGAATAAATAAAACATTTCTAAAATCTGCTAAAATATAAATATAACGAAAGCAATTTTTTAATAATTTAGGGGAGAAACAATATGGCATTTCAAGTTAGCCCAGGCGTAGCCGTAGCAGAGATCGATTTAACTACTAGAGTTCCTATTCCTTCTATTTCAGATGGTGCAATAGCAGGTAACTTAACATGGGGGCCCTTGGAGGTTGCTACATTAATTACTTCTGAAGATGAAATGGTTGGTGTGTTTGGAAAACCGAATGCTAATACGTATAAAACGTTTTTTAGTGCTACAAGTTTTTTGAGTTATTCGAATAAGTTAAGAGTTGTTAGAGCGGCTAATACATCGACTGCTAAAAATGCAGTATCAGGTGGTTCTGCAATTTTAATTCGCAATGATAAAGAATATCAAAATACATATAAGGACACGACAACTTCAGGAACAAGTTTTACGTCAAAATATCCAGGAACACTTGGTAATTCAATAAAAGTTTCTATGTGTGTTGCGGATAGAACAAGTACACAAGTTAATGCTTCTGATGGCACTGTTTCTCATGCAAGTAGCACCGACTGGAATCTTACGGGTACATGGTCCAATTCTAATGCTACAACAGGTCTTACTGGTGTTGGTACATTAGCAGATACAGAATTGAGAATTGGTGATGTAGTTGTTCATGGTTCTAATAGCGGAATAGTAACGGCAATCACGTCTAACACCGCAATAACAATTTCACAGGCCACTGGTGGACTAGAGACTACGGGTATGGGGGATGATGTCGCTATGTCAGGTGCAAGTCTTGTAAGAAAAAAAAGATCTGCCTTCGAAGAGCCAGCAGTAAATATGCTTGGTAATCTTTCTGTCTCTGCAGGATCAACTACTATTACAGGAACAGATACTAATTTTACTCGGCAATTGCATTTAGGAGACATTATTACCTTTAAAGATGATGATGGAGTAGAGAATAAAAGAAGAATATCGTCTATTACAAATTCAACGTCAATGGGCGTTGCAACTAAATTAGATAGGGCGGTAACAACAGCCGCTTTATATGGTGGTACCTGGAAAAGGGAATGGGAATTTGCGTCTGATTTTGGATCTGCGCCTCTTACAAGTGTGTATGCTTATAATATTACTGGATCGGCATCTGTTGGAGATGAAATACATGTTGCAATAGTAGATGAAGGTGGTGAAATTTTAGGATCAAAAGATGTTCGCGGAAATAATCCAGAAAAACAAGTCATTGAAAAATATGAAGGTGTATCTGTAGCAAATGGTGCCACAGGAACTACCGGTCAAACTCTCTATTATAAAGATGCAATAAACAATTCTTCTAATTATATAAGATGGACAGATCACGATAGTACAGGAGATGCTCCTCTTGATGCCGGATCTAATAAAATTACTTATGATTGGGGTGCTACTATTGTCACAGGAAATGATTCAGCTAGTTTTCCCGGAGCATTTAGTGATTCTGGTGCAAACGGAATTATGACTGCTAGTATGTCGGGCGGTGTTGATGGACATAGTTCTTCATCTTCAGATGAAATTACTGCTTATAGTTATTTCAAAGATCCTGCGAAAATAAATATTTCTTTATTGATTTCGGGGGAAGCATCAAATACTTTAGCTACCTATTTAATTAATGAAATAGCAGAAACCAGAAAAGATTGTGTTGTGTTTATTTCTCCGGAAGAGTCAGATGTTGTAAATAAAGAAGGTTCTGAAATAACAAATATAGTTGCTAGAAGAAATACTTTACCAAGCACAAGTTATGCTGTTATGGATGGAAATTACAAATACATATTTGACAGGTATAACTCTGTTTATAGATGGATTCCATTCAATGCTGATGTTGCTGGAATTTGCGCCCAAGCGGATAATGTTAATCCTTATGTTTCGCCTGCGGGGTTTGCCAGAGGAAATATAAAAGGAGCAGAATTTTTAGCATTTGTTCCCAATAGAGGGGAAAGAGACGATCTGTATATAAATGGTATTAATCCAATAGCATCATTTCCTGGAAAAGGTAAAATTTTATTTGGTGATAAAACAATGTTAGCGAGGCCATCTTCTTTTGATAGAATTAATGTACGAAGATTGTTTATTATTTTAGAAAAAGCTATAGCAAATGCCGCTGAAAATTTATTGTTTGAATTTAATGATGATTTTACACGATTAAATTTTGTTTCTATGATAGAACCTTTTTTAAGGGATATTCAGTCACAAAGGGGAATAGAGGATTTTAAAGTAATATGTGACAGCACAAATAATACACCTGTGGTGATAAATAGAAATGAGTTTAGGGGAGATATTTTTATCAAGCCGACTAAATCAATTAATTTCATTGGATTAAACTTTGTCGCAGTGGCTTCAGGAGTTGAATTTTCTGAAGTAGTCAACGCAATTTAAGGAGAAAATAGATGGCATTCGATATAACAACTTTTAGACAGGCCCTGGTCTATGATGGTCAAAGACCTAATTTATTTGAGGTTAAGATTCCACATGGTTCCGCTAGTTTTTTTAATGGAACTGATATAAACCTGTTTGCTAAAGGGACCTCAATACCCGGTACCACAATAGGAACTGTTGTGGTTCCTTATTTTGGTAGAGAAGTTAAATTAGCAGGAAATAGAACTTTTCCAGAATGGACAATAACAGTTATTAATGATGAAAATTTTGCTATAAGATCGCAATTTGAAAAGTGGATGAACGGTATAAACGATCATGTTACGAATACAAGACAAACGGGTGATTCATCTAGTGCTTATGCATTAGTGGGGAACGTTCAACAATTTAGTAAATCTGGTAGTTCAAAAGTAACTGCATCATATAGCTTTCATGGTATGTTTCCAACTGATCTTTCAGAAATCACTCTTGATTGGGGAGATAACGATACTATTGAAGAATATACCGTAACTTTCTCTTATGATTACTGGAGTCGAACAAAGAGCAGTCAAACAGGCGGTAAAGGAACAGCGGATACTATTTCTATTGGTGCCTCTGCATAAAAATCTCAATTTTCTGATTTTGCGAGTGAATAAATATAAATTAATAGTATTGTATTATTTTTACTCACTCGCATTCAGGAAATATCATGCCCATTGAATTGTTCGGTTTTTCGCTCGGAAAAACCGAAAAGAAAACCGTAAAAGCCCAAACCTTCGCTGAACCAGAATATGAAGATGGATCATTAACCGTAGCATCTGGTGGTGCTTATGGAACATATGTCGATCAGGCAGGAGCCATAAAAAGCGAATCTGAGTTAATAAACAGATATCGTGATATGGGTCTTCAAGCAGAAGTAGAAAATGCCATTGATGATATAATTAATGAAGCCATTGTAGCCTCCAAAGACAAGCCCCTTGTAAGAATTAATGTAGACAACTTAAATATCTCTGAAAGTATCAGAGACAAAATAAGAGTAGAATTTAAGCAAATAAGCAAACTTCTAGATTTACAAAATTTAGGACACGATGTTTTTAAAAGATGGTATATTGATGGTCGAATTTATTATCATGTTGTTGTTGATGAAAATAATCTAGAAAAAGGAATTCACGAATTAAGAGTATTAGACCCTAGAAAAATAAAGAAAATTCGTGAAAAGAAAACCGATAGACAATCTGATGGTACCTCAAAAACTACTGTCGAGGAATATTATGTTTATAATCAAAAAGGAATATATCAATCACAGGGGCAGACAATGGGTACTGCTTTTACAAGTGCCGCCAGTGGTTTAAAAATAGCTCCTGATGCGATTATATATACACATTCAGGACTAATGAATAGTACACGTACATTAGTTTTGTCCTACCTACACAAAGCAATCAAACCATTAAATCAATTAAGAATGATCGAGGATTCTCTCGTAATTTATCGTATTTCACGAGCCCCAGAGAGAAGAATTTTTTATGTTGATGTTGGAAATTTACCCAAGTTAAAAGCAGAACAATACATGCGTGATTTAATGACACGATACAAAAACAAACTTGTATATGATGCTCAAACGGGTGAGGTTAGAGATGATAGAAAACATATGTCAATGCTTGAAGATTATTGGATGCCAAGAAGAGAGGGTGGGAGAGGAACAGAAATTACAACTTTGCCCGGTGGTAATAATCTTGGAGATATTGAAGATGTATTATATTTTCAGAAAAAACTTTATAAATCACTAGGTGTTCCTATTTCTAGACTTGAATCAGAAGCAAACTATACGATTGGTCGTGCTACTGAAATTTCAAGAGATGAAGTTAAATTTACACGATTTGTTAATAAACTTCAAAGTAGATTTAGTTTACTGTTTGATGAAATGATGGAAAGACAGTTGATCCTCAGGGGAATAATGTCTAAAGAAGATTGGAAGAATATTAAAAATGAAATATATTATGAATTTGAAAATGATAGTCATTTTGTAGAAATAAAACAGAATGAACTTATGCAAGATAGATTGAATATTTTAAGAGATTTACAAGAATATGCTGGAAAATATTGGTCTCATGAATATATTAGAAAACATGTTTTAATGATGACCGATGATGAAATTAAAACTAATGATGAGCAAATTCAAAAAGAAACTGATGATCCTAGATTTTCGGGAGAAGATAATATGCAGTTCAATTCTGTAAAAATAGATACACACAATAAACAAGAAATTAATGAAAATATTGATAAAAAGATTGAAGAAAAATTTGAATTTGCGAAAAAAGAAAATGATATTAAAGATAAAGTAAATGATATTCTTTTTTCTGTTTTAGAAGATGATGAAAATTTTGTAGATTGATCCGTAGATGAGTGCAGGAATAATAAATGAAAGACGATCAAAAAGATTTAGATTTAAGTAAGGTTCTAGCAACTTCTCTTGCTTATACTAAAAAACAATTAAAAAAAACTAAAGAAGAACTTGTAGAGGATATAAAAGAAATTTTAGATCCTGTTACTGGTGAAACAGTTAAAGTTCTTGAAATTAAAGGCACTGTAGGTCCTAAGGGAGAAAAGGGAGAAAAGGGCGAAAAGGGGCTTGCTGGCGAAGTGGGCGTTAAAGGAATATCAGGAAGAATTGGTCCACAAGGTGTTCAGGGTCCTAGGGGAGATTTAGGAGATATTGGACCTATAGGACCAATGGGAGAAAAGGGAGAATCTGGTGATGATGCTGATGTAACTAAACTCGTAAAAGAGTTAGATAATTTTAAAGAAGTTGTTAAAAAGATTAGTAAAAAAGCCACTTTAACTGCCCAACGAGTGGCCGGTGGAAGTGGTTGGGGAGAATCTGGTGGAGGCGGAGGAGGGGATACTTCTTCCGGAAGTGCGGGTAGTTCCGGAAGTTCTGGCTTGACATATGCATCTTCTGGTTCTGCTGGAAGTGCTGGTTCTTCTGGAATTTCTGGAACTGCGGGTTCTGCGGGAAGTGCTGGCTCTGCTGGAACATCTGGAACTTCTGGTGCTGATGGTCCAATTGGAACTTCTGGTTCTGCTGGTTCTTCTGGATTGACATATGCTTCTTCTGGCTCTGCTGGAACTTCTGGATCATCTGGAGCTGATGGTCCAATTGGTACTTCTGGTTCTGCTGGTTCTTCTGGAAGTGCAGGAAGTGCTGGAAGTGCAGGATCATCTGGAACATCTGGTTCTTCTGGAATTTCTGGAACTGCGGGAACTTCTGGAACTGCAGGTTCTTCTGGAAGTACTGGTTCTGCAGGAAGTGCTGGCTCTGCTGGAAGTGCTGGTTCTTCTGGAATTTCTGGAACTGCGGGTTCTGCGGGTTCTGCTGGAAGTGCTGGAACTTCTGGATCATCTGGAGCTGATGGTCCAATTGGTACTTCTGGTTCTGCTGGTTCTTCTGGATTGACATATGCATCTTCTGGTTCTTCTGGTTCTGCTGGTTCTTCTGGAAGTGCTGGAACTGCAGGAAGTGCTGGCTCTGCTGGAAGTGCTGGTTCTGCTGGTTCTGCTGGTTCTGCAGGAAGTGCTGGAACTTCTGGATCATCTGGAACATCTGGTTCTGCTGGAACATCTGGTTCTGCTGGTTCTTCTGGATTGACATATGCATCTTCTGGTTCTGCTGGTTCTGCGGGTTCTTCTGGAAGTGTTGGAACTTCTGGATCATCTGGAACATCTGGTTCTGCTGGAAGTTCTGGAAGTTCTGGGACTGTTGGTACTTCTGGTTCATCTGGACATGATGGTGGTTTTGGGGGTGCTTCATTTGCATATCGTTACAGTACAGATCAATCAACGAATGATCCAGGTACGGGTAAATTGGCATTTACATTAACTACTGGTGCTTTTACATATCCCACTACTGCTAATAGATTGAGAATAAGTGATACTGATCAAGATGGCACGACAATTGATTCTTTCTTACAGACAATTGATGATGTTGCTTTTAGTGTTCCAAAAGGCCATTTTCGAATTTATGATAAATCAGCTCCTGAAAAGTATTTCTTATACAGCATTAATGAATTTGATACCACAAATCCCTCATGGTATTATGTGGATGTTACATTTTTAGATTCTTCATTAAATAATTTTCAAAACAATACTGAAATTGTTGCTTCATTCGCAAGAACTGGTGATTCTGGTACCGCTGGAACTTCTGGATCATCTGGATCATCTGGCTCTGCTGGAAGTGCTGGTTCTGCTGGTTCTGCAGGAAGTGCTGGTAGTGCTGGAACTTCTGGATCATCTGGATCATCTGGCTCTGCTGGAAGTGCTGGTTCTGCTGGTTCTGCAGGAAGTGCTGGTAGTGCTGGCTCTGCTGGAACTTCTGGCTCTGCTGGAACATCTGGTTCTGCTGGTTCTTCTGGTTCTGCTGGTTCTTCTGGAAGTGCAGGAAGTGCTGGAAGTGCAGGATCATCTGGCTCTGCTGGAACTTCTGGCTCTGCTGGAACATCTGGTTCTGCTGGTTCTTCTGGTTCTGCTGGAACTGCAGGAAGTGCGGGTTCCGCAGGAAGTGCTGGAAGTGCTGGATCATCTGGCTCTGCAGGAAGTGCAGGAAGTGCTGGCTCTGCTGGAAGTGCTGGAAGTGCAGGTTCTGCTGGAAGTGCTGGAAGTGCTGGTTCTTCTGGAAGTGCAGGAAGTGCAGGATCATCTGGCTCTGCTGGCTCTGCTGGTTCTACTGGTTCCTCTGGTTCTTCTGGATTAACATATGCATCTTCTGGTTCTGCTGGTTCTGCGGGTTCTTCTGGAAGTGCTGGAACTGCAGGAAGTGCTGGCTCTGCTGGAAGTGCTGGAAGTGCTGGAAGCGCAGGGACTTCTGGAAGTGCTGGAACTTCTGGATCATCTGGATCATCTGGCTCTGCTGGAAGTGCTGGTTCTGCTGGTTCTGCAGGAAGTGCTGGTAGTGCTGGCTCTGCTGGAACTTCTGGCTCTGCTGGAACATCTGGTTCCGCTGGCTCTTCTGGTTCTGCTGGTTCTTCTGGAAGTGCAGGAAGTGCTGGAAGTGCAGGATCATCTGGCTCTGCTGGAACTTCTGGATCATCTGGTACTGCTGGTTCTTCTGGTTCTTCTGGTTCTGCTGGAACTGCAGGAAGTGCGGGTTCCGCAGGAAGTGCTGGAAGTGCTGGTTCTTCTGGTCAAGATGGTGGTTCCTGGATTCATGTTCAAGGTTCAGCAAGTTCTGTTTGGTTAATAAATCATAATTTAGGAGTTAGACCTTTAAATATTGAAGTTGTAGATTCTAACTATGATGTAATTTATCCAGAATCAATTCGTTATATTAGTTCAAATACCGCTAAATTAGTTTTTGCTACTGCAATATCTGGTTGGGCGGCATTAACTTTTGGAGAAGGAAGTTCTGGAACTTCTGGATCATCTGGTACTGCTGGTTCTTCTGGTTCTTCTGGTTCTGCTGGAACGTCTGGATCTGCGGGAACTTCTGGCTCTGCTGGTTCTTCTGGAACGTCTGGGACTGCTGGTTCTTCTGGATTAACATATGCATCATCTGGTTCTGCTGGAAGTGCAGGAAGTGCTGGTACTGCTGGAACATCTGGCTCTGCTGGAAGTTCTGGAGCTGATGGAGCGCCGACCAGTCCAGCAGGAGCCGCTGGATATGTTCAATATTATGCATCATCATCTTCGCTTGGAGCGTATTCTGGATATAGAGTAAATGATATTACTACACCAACAGAATTGTATTTTAATGGTGCTATTTTTTCTTCAAGTGGAGTGACTGGATTATCAGCTTTAAAAGTATATGGAACTTCTGGTTTTGATGGAACAATGACAACTAAGGCCATTGTTCCTGTCGCAAATAATACACACGATATCGGTACATCTACAATGGTATATAACGATATGTATGCGGTTACATTTAATGGAAGAGCAACATCAGCGAGTTGGTCTGACTTGGCCGAGAGATATGAGTCTGATTTGGTATATGATCCAGGAACTGTTTTATCAATTGGAGGAGAAAAAGAAGTTACTCTATATCAAGCTGAAATGCCTTATGCTGGTGTTGTTTCAGATAATCCTGGATTGAGGATGAATGATAGTATGGAACAGAGAAAAAATGAATTTATGATCTTTATTTGTTTGACCGGAAGAATATTAGTTAAGATTGTGGGAAGATGTGTTAAAGGGGACCTTATTATGGCTTATAATGATGGTGCAGGAAAATCTATAACTAAATATGAATATAAATCACATAAACACGATTTAATTGGAATAGCATTGTCTGATAGTGATGCTGGATTTGTTGAAGTGAAAATATGAAAGTATACGATATTGGAATATGCAAATATAACTGATGCACCTTTTTGGGGTAATCTTGATTTTGATAGTGAGATAGATGAAGAAATGTTATTAAAGAAACTTGGTTCAAGAATCACAAATTTTCTTTATTTGGGAAATGATGATAAATTAATACGGAATAAATTTTGGAGTAAAATATAATGGGTTCGCCATGTCCTACCAATTTAACTGGTTTACCTGCACAAGCTGGTACACTAATTCAGCAGTCAGAGATAACTACTTGCAGAACTTCATTAAATGATGAGTTTACAAGAAGAAGTATAGCGATTTCATCTTGGACCAGCATGGCAGATCCTGTCGCCGCACAAATTTGGAATGAATTGCGTGGAGAAATAGTAAGTAAGTTATATACCCAAACTCCACCAAGTCCCGCACCAACATTATCTTATGGTGCTGTAAGTGTCGGAGATTTAATAGCCGCCGCACATATAGACGATCTGGTAACAAAACTCGATGAATGGAAAGTTGTGTGCGTATGTGATTGTGATTTTTGTCCATGTAATTGTAATTTTTGTCCATGTGATTGTAATTTTTGTCCATGTGATTGTAATTTTTGTCCATGTAATTGTAATCACTGTCCATGTAACTGTAATTTTTGTCCCTGTAATTGTAATTTTTGTCCCTGTAATTGTAATTTTTGTCCCTGTAATTGTAATTTCTGTCCTTGTAACTGTAATTTTTGTCCATGTAACTGTAATTTTTGTCCATGTGATTGTAATCACTGTCCATGTAACTGTAATAACTCGAAATAAAAAATGAATAATATCCGATTTGATCCTATAAAAGAACAAATGTCACCCGAACAAATGCAACAGCAAATGATGCAAATGCGAAAAACGATGGAAGAACAAGAAAAAATGTTAAAACAGATGGGGGGATCAACAATGCCCCAGGGACAGGGTGGTGGTGCAATGTCAAATAATTTTAATCCAATGCAAAGTTTTAATTTAGATGTTAATGTAACGAGTGAATGTAATCTTGCTTGTACATATTGTTCTGAAGGAGAATCGTGCGGATTGTCATCACAATATCAAGAAAAAACAGAGATGACTCCTGAAGATATAGAAAAAACAGTTAGGTCATTGGATATGGATAGGTATAGAGATATTAATATAAATTGGTGGGGCGGAGAACCTTTTGCTAATTTTCTTTTTTGCAAAGATATAATGAAAAGATTGGCTGATACTCAAAAAGTATGTTTTATGTTCTATACTAATGGAACTTATCTTAAAAAGTATAAAAAACAGTTAATAGAATTAAAAGGTCTGTTGGGAAATAGATTAGATATGCCGCAACAATCACGTTTACATATTCAAGTATCTTTTGATGGTGAACCTGTTAATACGATGGAACGTAGAACTAAAGCAGGAGAAAGTGAAAAATTATCTAAAACTGTTTATGCAACTTATAAAGAGTTAAAATCTGATGGTTTTTCTATAGGTATTAAAGCAGTCATATCATCTCGCAATTTTAAATATCTTTTTGATGTTTGGAAATGGCATTATGATAATGGAGAATCATATGGACCCACTCCTGACACTCACAGTACAGATCCAGATAGAATTGATGGTGCAGTTAAGGAAGAAGAATATATGGGTCACTTAAAGGATCTAAGAGTGAATTTAATGAAAATTGTGAAATATAGTATAGATCATGATATTAATTTAGAAAATCACTTTAGATGGTTCAGAAAAGAAAAACAAAATTGTGCGGCTGGTATTAATTATCTTTCAATTGATTTAGACGGTAAAACATATCCTTGTCATGGGTGTATGTATAGACAAAGAGAGGATCATGTAAGAGGCGATTTAATGGAATCTGGTATGCAAATGCAAAAATTTGTGGATGAAACAACATCATTATATCGTTCTTATTTGGATGAATTTAGAACAGATGGAACATTAGCGTGTAATACATGTACAGCGGATTTTTGTTTAAAGTGTCCTGCGGGTTCATTTGATGCCGCAGATGCAAAATTTGGTGAAGAACAGGATGCTGGTAAAAAATGGCAAAATCATCCAGCAAATCATCAATTGTGTCAAGTATGGAAAACACTGGAGCCTGTATCTAAAGCATGGAGAACCCTGTGGATTAAAAAGAATCCGGATTCAATAATTATGATGAATAGACCAGGAAATTATTCGCAGGGTCATAATTTAGAAGTCAATTCTATTGAACAGCAAACTCCTGTTATATCTGGTTTATCCAAAGAGCCCACTTCAGAAACGGCCAAGAATATAGGTGCAGTTTTTAATATATCAAGCTTACCAAAGAGATCAGAAACTACAGAGAGCAAATATGCCTAGTTATCAATTAGAAATATCTGTAACAGAAAAATGCAATTTGGGGTGCCCGTATTGCTATGTTGCTAATGTTGATAAATTTATGACTCCTGAAATTTTTGATAAGGCTTGGCCAGAATTTTTACAATTAATTCAAAGATCAAAAGCCCATGGTCAACAATTTCATTTATCTTTTTTTGGGGGCGAACCACTATTAAATGTGCCATTGATGGATCATGTTTGTAAAAAAGTTAAAGTTCCTGAATATGAGGATAGATTGGTTGGTCTTACTATGATATCTAATCTATCGTTAATTAACGAAGAAACTGCTGATTGGATATTAGATAATCAGATTGGAGTTAGTTGGAGTTTTGATGGTATATCAGCAAACGAATCAAGACCTATTATTAAAAATTTTGGAGAGAATAAAGGATACAATAATGTTTTAGAGATGTACAGTGATAGACAACATCTTATAAAGAAAGTTACAAAACATAATAAAACATGTAAAATTATGATATTTCCAGGCAATGTTGATTCAATGACAGAAAATTTTGAATTTTTAGTAGATTTCGGTATTCCTGCTCCTGATTTTTCTATTGTAAGAGATGATATTTGGTCCCTAGACGATATTCATAAATTTAGAGTGGAATGTCGAAGACTGGCAGATAGAACCATACAATATTATGATGAAGGAAAATTAATATCTAATGGAATGTTTAATCTTCCCCTACAAGACATGTTATTAGGATTAACTAAACAAAAACGAGCATTCGGGTGTTTTGCTGGTCATCATGGTTCTATTATGGCAGTAGATGGAACATTTTATCCATGTGCAAGATTTGGCTCAAAGAAATTATTACCAATGAAAGGCGATGAATATAATTTTGATTATTTTCAATCTGTATTTAATCCTTTAGCATTTGATAAATGTAAAGGATGTAGATTATATAAAGTGTGTAATGCAGGTTGTACATATTCGCAATTAAGAAATGGTAATCAACCAATCGATTCTGTGTGCGAATTGTTTCATATATATTATGATGAAGCGATAAGAATGGTAGAAATATGTAAAGATATGCCAACTTTTCAAACATATATTAAGACGCTTTGGGGGGGTAGGACAGGATTTTATGAGCCAAATGCAGATAAAGAAGAAGTAGATATGTTTGAGATGATAGATGAGGCGTGGCAAAAGAATGAAAAATATAAAAGGTTAACAAATTTTAAAATTAAAACTGAAGAAAAAATTAAATCTTTTGATTATAAGGATTATAATTCGACCTTGGCTTTTTTACAATCTAAAGATAATCATAACATAAAGAAACTTCAAAGAGGTACTTGAGAAGAAAGGTTTTATGGGAATATTTGATGAACCAGTAGTAGACACCAGAACTGCGGACACTGGCGGTCCCACAAAATATTTGCCTGGATATTTAATAGATCGTAAGGATGTAACAGTATATCAATTTAGGTCTAATTTGTTTATCATAAAAGATATTGATCATCTTATTGATTTAACGGTATTAAATCATGTAATTGAAAAAACGACAGGTATTGAAAATTGTGGTAATATGATAGGTGATTTTATCATTATTAAAAATACAGAGAAATCATCAAAATCTTTTAGATTAATATTGAATAACTTTTTATCTAAATTTGGATTAGTGTATGATCATATGTCTGGGTTACCAACAGAAGTTTATGAAAATCTTAATAGACTTGGTGCTTTACAGATAGGCCACATAGAAATTAAAGATCATCAAAAAGATATTGTTGAATGTGGAATAGAACCGTTGGTTAGTGGAATTAATATATTTGATGGTGTTGATGTTATAGAATCGTGTGAGGGCCATTACGATCAAAACGATCCCGCATATGATACAGACTGGCAATGTTGTGCGTATATAGTTTTTACTGTAGATTCAATGAAAAATTTAAATATTTTTTCGTCTTCCATAGAAAAAAATATTAAAATTATGTGGAACTATTTTAAATTATTTAACCATGAAGATTGGTCAACAAAAGCGTGGTTTGAAAAAAATGGATTAATGCTAACGTTTGATGGGGGCAATTCTGATACTCAATTTGAATTTGCTTACAAATATATGGCTATTGAACAAGAAAGAGTATTTGAACAGATAAAATATCTTGGAAAATTGTTACATGGAAAAAAATAAAATACACGGAACTCCAGAAGAACTAAATGATCTAGATCGTGAAGAAGGATGGCATCCTGCGATTTCAGGACAAGAGGCTGTAATAAATAATAAAAATAAAAAATCAGTAGAGCGATATGAAAAATCGGCAAGGGCCGCAAAAGACGGAGATATTCAAACTCTTATTAATCAAGTACAGCTAGAAGACACCCCATCAAAAAAACAAGCGAGAGATAAAAATTTACTTTATGATTCTTGGAATCCTGAATCAGATGGTACAAGAATAAAGTCACATTTATTTAATTATAACATTGATTTTCCTAGACTTATGAAAAACATAGCATATATTCTAAAACAAAATCCAGAAGAACAAATCCGCAGAAAACTGGACGAAAGACCAGTTGTAAGGGGAAAATAGTGAAAACACTAACACGCTCTAAAAAAGTTTTACCCACCATGGGATCTCTTGATGGTGTTATTGATTATGAACGAGGATTGAAAACAGGAGAAGGTGTATGTAAATATGAAAAACATGATGTTAAAAAATTATTAACTCTAACTGATCGTGAATTGAATCAAGTAGTAAAACAACATGTAGAAAGCGTATCAAAAGATGAACATTATGACCGTGTTAAAGCACTAAAAGAAGGAAGACTTGATTTAGCAGAAGCCAATGTTAATGAAATTATGGATAGACATTTTACTCATGGTGAAAACGAAAATACAAGAGTTGCACACGGTGGAGGTATACATTTATTTTATATGACAAGTCAATGTAATTTAAATTGTTCTTATTGCTATGAACATTTAGAAAATCGACCAAAACATTTACCCGAACCACCATTGTTGAAAAAACTTGTAGATGATATTAATAAAACCGATAGACCAGATGAACAAACTTTATTTTGTATTTTTGGTGGTGAACCGATGTTAGAATGGAAAAATTGTGAATATCTTATGAATTATGCATATTCTCAGAAGCACAATTTACATTTCAATATAACAACTAATGGTATACTTTTAAGTAAGCCAAAATTTTTTAATAGTGTTATTACTTTTTTGGAATCTAATCCAGGAATTAAACAACGGGTTTCTTTTGATATTAGTTTTGATGGTGCAGGAAATTTAGATAGGGTATATTATTCTGGTAAAGATTCTACTCCAGATGTATTAAAAGCATTTAAAAATATTTCAGATTATAATTCCAATATGCCACCCCAAGACCAAATTAAATGGAGGGCCAGGTATACTATTCACAGATCAAATGTACAATGTTTTGCTAAGGATATTTTGCGTATAGTCAAGACATATGGACCGGATAGAGTTGTTACATCTATAGATGAAAGTTTAGCGGGTAAAGATAGTCCCGAAGATAAAGCAAAAATTAATTGGTTATTAAAAGAACAGATAGATTATTTACGGAAACAATGGATAAAAAATAAATTATTTTCTCCTGTATGCCACATGTTTTGTGATATGTGTAATTCTTGTGGAGAACGTAAAGATCATAGATTTTATTATACAGAACAAGGATTGGCATCAATACAAAATGGATTAGTGAGAGTAGGAAAAGGAATGAAACATCTTCCTGATGCAGGAGATAAAGAAGAAAAAAATAGAATATTGCCTAGAACCGGTCATCCGACAACTGCTATTGATAGATTGGGAATAATAGATACCTCTGGCCAGGGTTCTGGTTTAGATCACATAGCAGAAGAAATGCTTGAAACCCAAAAAAGAAATTTCCCCAGAGAGATAAATCATGAGTGAAAATAAAGTTATTGAATGCACAAATGCCGCTATTGCCGCATTATCACCACTATTGGATGATGAAATAACACAGCCAATAGGTATGACATTACTAAAGTCATTAGATTTGGGATTAAGTGCGTTGCAAAAGCAACAGATGTTGACGGATATGAATAGTCAAACTTTAACGGCCGATACAGGTCAGCCGGCCGGTGGATTGCCAACTGCTCATCAAAATATTCAAGTAGATGAAAATCAAGACAAAAAGGTTGATGAGCTTGTTGAATACACTCTGAGAGAATTGGAAGGAATGGTTGAACACGACTCTCCTACTTATACAACAGAAGCAGGTGAACAGGCAGAATATGTAAAAGGAATGATTTGTAATTGCCAGTTTGCTTCTGACTTTCATAAATATTGTGATAATCAATGTAAAGAACATCTCATTAAGGCTATAGGCAACACTAAAGACTATATGGAATATCTAGACACTGCTCGTGATGACCTTAGTAAAAAAACTCTTGATGATGCGATTATTGATGTTGATGCTTTTGTTAATGAAGGTGTTGGAGGGCAAATATTTAAACCTCAAGGAAATGCGCATGGTCAAGATGGAGTTGGTTCTTTGGATTTACATGCGGGAGGGCCATATCCTCCCGCAAAACATCCTCAAGCAGTACAGGGTGCAGACACTCCTGGTCAGGGCATAGTTGATGTTCGACTTGCCGGCCAAAACAATAGACCCATTGACGATCCTATAGAAGAAATTACTGGAGAAAAAAATGAAAAAGCTGATGAATACGGGAATATATTATCAACTGAAGGAAAACTTCCATATTGTGACGATACTGTAAATCTCCCAAATGAATATGCGCTTGATCCAAGTCTACCTGTAGTAATGCCTGGAGAAGATGGTATACTAAAATGAGTAAAATTGTAAACTTAAAAAACCTATCGTTTGAAACTATTTTATTTAAAATAAATAAAATAGAAAGTGAAGATTTCACAAAAAACGGATATCAAAAAATATTGAACTTTTTAGACTCAACAGAGTCTATATTTATTTCTGCTAATTTGACATCTAATTTTAATGAGCTAAAAGATAGATATACACGTAGAATGGAAAGCATTTAAATGGCTGAAGCCGAAGTATTTAAAAGTAATCCTAGCTGGAAACAATTAAAGGCTGACCGACAAATTATGGTTCTAATGGAGAGTGATGATATTGCTAGGTTTAATGATATAGTTGATATTTTAATAACCAATAAAGATGTGTATTTGGAATGTGGTATTACAGAAGATCAATGGTTAGATAGAACTTATATGTTTAAGTATCAAGGATGCATTTTAAACCCGTCTAATATCTTCGAAGATGCAGAACCCGTTTTCAGTAGAACTTTTTTATCGCAACAAGATATATCATGGTTTACTGATGAAAGATTAAATGCTAGTACAAAATATTGTACATCATTTATGCGTGATAATTGGTTATCATGGATATCAGATAATCCCGGAACACATGATGATGGTTCCGCAAGGGGTCCGTCAGCAGATGAATTAGAAACCGGTTCATGGCTTGATCCTGATACTAAATCACTTCAGGATAAATTATTAAGTTTATCGTATTCAAAATATTCCTATTTTTTAAAAATGATGATCATATATAAAAATCATTATGATTCTGCGATAAGATATGATGCTATGGATGAAGAAAATAAATATGTTTTAGCAAATTTAACTTCTGTACAACAAACGGATCTTCTGGCATATATTAGAGAAACATTTAGTCAGCTCCAGGAAACAGATTTGGATACTATTACTGAATTAGAAACTGCTTGTGAAATGCTTGAATTTGATATACATCAACAATGAGACCAATTTATGTAAAAAAATTACCTTGGGAATTTGATATAGATCGTTTACAAAAAGAACTTCAGCCGCTAAAATCTTTATTCGCTCCATGGGATCTCAATACAAGAGACGACTTTAATGATGCTTATGTATTGGGACTTTTACATTCAAAAGACTGTTTACCAGAACAAAGACTATATGATTCTGTAAGAAGTTTTTGTCCTCAAAGACCATCAGTTTTTTCATCTTCTTCTGGTTATAAGTACAATATATTAAAGCGCATAATACATGATGGGACAAATTTTAATAGAAAATTAAAAAGATTTGAAACACGTAAAGATTATACTATTTTTAATGAAGATTATTTAGATACAGAATTTCATAACATTTATAAAAAGTTGTCTATATATTATGAGATAGACCGAGTTAGAATAACGATGTTAAACCCTTTAACTACTATAAATTGGCATCAAGATAGTTTTGAAAATATACATATACCCCTTGAAGTTAATGCAGGATGTCGTTTTGTTATTGACGATCAATCATATTATTTACCAGCAGATGGGAGTTCTTATCAAGATGATAGTTGCATTAATCATACTGTAATTAATGCCGGTTTAACAGCTCGGTTTAATTTATTAATTAGCATAGCAGGATATAAAGAGGGGTCTTATAAATTATGTCATCATTCAGATGCTTACGGATTAACAGGAAAACATAGTGACCTTAATTATATTGCTGAACCCATTGAACAAATAACTGAAGAGGATTTATACGATGTACACACGACAAGAAATTGAAGAAAAATGTAAATCCGCGTTTGAAGAAGCGGCCGCGGGTATTGATTTTCCAGAGATAAAGTCCGATAGTAAAATTGCTTTAGATTTAGAAATTGATTCTATTCATATTTTAGAAACAATGATAATTATTGAAGATACTTTTAATATTGCCTTAGATGCAGAAGAGTTTCAAAAAGCAACAACAATAAACGATTTATATAATATGGTAGAGCGAAAAGCAAATGCGTAAAATGATTATAACTGGTGTGACTTCCGGTATAGGAAAAGCACTAAGTGAAAAATATGATGGAAATTATCTCGCAAAATACAAAGACTTAATTGAGGTAGAAGGTCATAGTAGGCGATATAATAAACATGATATAGAACATATTAAAGAATGGTTTGATCCTAAAGGTGATATATTCATAAACAATGCATATAATGACTACAAATGGTGGGCTCAAACACAAGCACTTTTATTCGTTTTTCATTTATGGAAAGATGATCCAAATAAACATATAATCTCTGTTAGTTCTATCGCATCTGAAAAAGATACAGATGATTATCCTATAGGCCATAGTCGTTATACAGCAGGTAAAATATCACTTGATAAAATTAATCTAGAATGTTATGAAAAGACTGCAAAACATAACGGATGTAAAATTTCACTACTAAGACCTGGTTGGGTGGAAACTCCAAGAACAACAAGATTGGCAACTCTCGTAAATCGAGTATATGATCATAAGCTAGAACCAAATATGCTTTCTCCTGAACAATGTGTAGAATGTATAGATCATATGATTAATTTTAGTGGTCGTATTAGAGAAATGACAATAGAGGCAGAATGAGTAAAATTTTACAAATAGTAACTAAACATCCTGAAAATCGATTACATAATGATGACTTCAAAGTAAAGCTGAAAGAATGGTGGCAAGAAAAAGGTTATTCGGGTAGAGTATTTGACAGATATATGCCATTGACAGGAGTTGAATATAGACATACTTGTTATCCTATTGAGACAATGCGGGAACAGTCTCAAACTTTTACGCAAAAAAATAAAACATTTAATGAAGTAGTACATAAGTTATCATTAGAAGCAGTATTGGAATTGGACCTTCTTGTTCCCGAAGATGTGTGTATGATAACATCTACAACAATGACAGGTGTAGGAATTCCTACTGTACCACATAAATTGCTTAGTCATTTTGATTTTCCTGATTCTGTAATTAAAATACCCATGTTTGGTTTAGCGTGTAATGGTGGTACGCATGTGATACAAATTGCAGATGAATTTTTAAAAGCAAACCCAACTAAAGTAGTAATTTGTCTCACTAATGATTTAGTTTCAATGAATTTAAATCCTGAAGATCGTTCTCTTACTACAGTATTTGGTATTACTATTTTCGGTGATGGTGTAAGTGCTATTTTAATGGCTGGTGATGATTATGAACACGGAGGTTGGAAAGTACTTAAACATGCATCTCATATTTTACCTGATACAGAAGATTTTATTACTCTTGAAGGAACAAGTGCAGGATTATTATATAATGTAGAATCTACTAAATTGCAGGAACTACCAAAAGCCGCTGATGCGTTATTACCAAAAGTAGAAGAATTTATTAAAGGTCATGATATTGATCATTGGATATGTCATCCTGGTGGAAAAGTTGTTTTGCAAAATACTGCAGAAGGATTAAATTTACCTGACGGTGCATTAGATTCTTCTTTTGAGATGTTTAGATTATTTGGTAATATGTCTGCCACAAGTGTAATAAAAACCTTACAAAATGATTTTATGAAAGAAGGAAAACTGGTTATGATTTCTTATGGACCAGGATTTCAAGTTGATTTATGTCTGCTAGAGAAAATTTAATAGGTATTGATTTACAAACAATCGAACCTATTCAAAAGATATATGATAAATGGGGAGACAAATTTGTTAATAAAATATTAACAGATATTGAAAAAAGAAATGCGCCCAGTCCTATGACTGCTAGATATTTAACTAAATGTTGGTGTGTTAAGGAAGCATATTCTAAAGCAATAGCTTCACCTTATTTAAGATTAGATGTTAGTTACATGCATTTGACAAGCAGGGGGGTTCGATTTCCTGTTGTACATGCTTCAGTATCGAAAGAATACAAAGGCCCAAGACAAGATGTAAGAATATCATTGTCTGATACAGATGAATATGTAGTAGGAGTTTGTTATATATGGGCTCATTAGAAAAAAATGCTACATTAAACAGGTATAGTATTTGGTCTATTAATGTATTTTGTCATTTAGTTATTATACCCGCAATAATTTATGGCGAATGGTGGATGTTATTGTATAGTTTTATATGGTGGCAATTTGTTCATATAACTGCTGGCACAAGTGGCTACCATAGATATTGGACTCATAATAGTTTTAAGATCGGCAAGTGGTATGAAATTTATAGTCAAATTATTGGATTATTCGGAAATCCTGGACCCGCATTAGTATGGATAGGTGTTCACAGGGATCATCATAAATACGTCGATACAGAGAAAGATCCACATAGTCCGAAACATAAGGGTTTTTGGTGGGTATATACAAGTGGTTGGTTTCAAGCAGGATTTAGGTATATACCAACAGAAAGAGAAGACCTTAAAGATTGGTTAAGTCTTAGTAAAAATTCTAGTTTAAAATGGTTTTATGATAATTATCTTAAATTACATGCATTAATCATATTAATATTTTTTTTAATAGATCCTTTATTGTTAGTATTTGGTTATTGTCTTCCTATTGTATTTGCAAATCACGGATACGGTCTTATAAATGCTTATTGTCATAGACATGGTGAACCTTCTAATAATTTATTGATAGCATTGATAACAGGTGGAGAGGGGTGGCACTTGAATCATCATAATGACCAAAATAAATATCGTTTTGGTGAAATCGATCCCGGCGCAAGGTTTATAAAATGGCTCCAAGTTCAATAGTATTTAATTCGTCTGATTGGAATTCTAAATCAATTGTAGATAGTTTTAAAAATACTGGTTTTTTATTAGTAGTAAATCCTTTTATTGATATGAAAGGATCATTAGAACAATTACGTGAAAAATTAAAAGCGGCGGATTTAAAGACATTACCTATGTACGAAGAAGGTCGATCAAGTTCAAAAAGGTTTCCCGGAGAAGCAAACGAAAGAGTTGTTCTAAAAAATATGTCTGATGATTGGGAGTGCGTAAATACTATAAGGAGCCAATATATAAAAGTTGGGTGTGATATATTATATGCTATTGAAGAATATATGAAATTGCCGCCTAATTCAATAACACTGAAACACGAGAAATCAAGTAATGATTTGATATTTGTAAAATATTATAAAGATCAAATAGGAAATAATCGATTAGGCAGTCATTGTGATTTCGGAACATTGACATTAGTGCATGTATGTGATCCTGTAGAAGAATATGAAGTATGCATTGATGGCGAATGGACTTTGATAAAACATCCTGGTGATGATTTTATAATAGTTAATTGTGGTGATTTTATGCAGTGGTGGACCCAAAATAAATTAAAATCTACTCCCCATAGGGTATCAAATTCAACAAAAAAAGAACGACATAGTTTGATCATGTTTATGGACATAGATCACGAATCTCAAGTACATGGAATGACAAAACAGCAATGGAACGATATCAGAGTGAAAGAATCAATAACAGAAAAACAAACTTATCATGATTTTGGAGAATAACATGGGCAATATAGAAAAAGTAAGTGAAATATTAAAGACATCACTTGAAAATACGATTTATGGTTCATACCCGGGTGGATGTCAGGAATGGATTGCTCTTATTGCAACTGCGGGTCAACCAGAAAATAAGAAAGAAGAAATAATATTGGACTGTTTGAATAATTTATCCGAACAGTTTAATTTAACAAGTCGCGGAAAAGTTACAGGAGATGTAACTTTGTGGCAACAGCAATTAGCACAAACTTTACAGAGTGCGGATTTTCTATCAAAATGACACATCAAATAGGTGTAAGAATACTTTTGATATTGAATCATATTTTAGCAGTAATAGGAATTATATATTCTCCATTGCCGTGGTATCTATGGATTCCTATTGGATTTTTATTGTTTGGTAAATTTGGAAGTGAAATAGGTAATCATAGGTATGTTGCGCATAACTCTTTTGAGACAGGTCCAATAAGACATTTTTTGTTATCAACATTAGGAATATTTAATTGTTATGGTTCCCCTATCTCCTGGGCTATAGCGCATAGGGCCCACCATATGAATTCTGATGAAGAATTAGATCCCCATTCACCTCATATTATTTCTTGGTGGAGGGTTTGGTTAACATTGTGGCGGAAAGTTAATTTGCCCATAAAACACTATGCTGATTTATTAAAAGATCCGATATACAAAAAAAGCCATAAATATTATTTTTATATCATAGGTATAACTTTTTTACTATTGTCATTAATAGATTGGAGATTGCCTGTGTTTTTAATTAGTATACCCAGTGTAGGAATTATTCATGGCGCGGCATTAGTTAATATTGTATGTCATAAATGGGGTTATCGTAATTTTGAAACTACAGATAAAAGTACAAACAATTGGTGGGTTAATGATTTAACATTAGGAAGTGGATTGCATAATAATCATCATCAAGATCCTAGTAATTGGGATGAAAATGTAACAGGAAAAGAAAGGGACTATTGTGGGAAGTTTATTAAAAATTATCTCAAAGTATAATAATTCATGGCAAGCATATTTTAGCTTCATGATTTTATTTCATATTGCATCAGTAATAGGATTGTTATATAGTTCATGGTACTGGCTGTGGTTAACTCTTGTAGGAGTTATATTGTTTCGACATATAGGAGGAGAAATAGGCGCCCATAGATATTTTGCGCATAGAAGCTTTAAAGCAAAATCTTGGGCCCATAAATTTATGGCTATATGCGGAATCTTTATATACCAAGGAACTCAATTTCCGTGGGTTGCATTTCATAGATATCATCATGAGAAATCTGACACACCTGAAGATCCTCATTCGCCACATTATTTAAGTCCTTTTGATGTATGGTTTACTAATTGGAGACAGGAAATATATGAACATAGACTGTATGCTGATCTTGTGAAAGATCCGTTCTTAAAATTATTACATAGAAATTATTTGACTATAGTTGTTCCACCACTTGTTTTAACTGCATTAATTGATTGGAGAATACCTGTTTTCTTTTTTGCATTACCTAGTATTATAACACTTCATACTGGAGGTTTAGTTAATACTATAGGACACATGTGGGGCTATCGTAATTTTGAAACTACAGATAAAAGTACAAACAATACACTCGGGCAATGGTTGTCTGGTTTTACTGGATCAATGTTACATAATAATCACCATTATGATCCTAGTGCATATAATACGAAAATGTCAGATAAATGGTATGAGACAGATTTTTTAAATGTTTTTATTATAGAGAAATTTTTGAGAAAAATATGATTACAATTAATACGTGGAGACAGAATTATATTATTGTACATGATCCTGATTCGAAAATTCGAGTGGACCTGTTAAATAAGTTATTAATTTCATTAGTAGATAAGATTAGCGGTAATGATCAAGACATTGAACGAGCGAAAAGAAAAAAAGAATATGTATTAATTTGTGGACATGCTAATCTAAAATATGAACTATTAATAAGTGTTTTTAGTGAATTTCTTAAAAAATATGAAATTGGTTATAATTGGAAAGATATAAATTCTACTGAAGATATAGCCTTATTTAATGAATTAGACCTTTTGCCAACTGAAGATTTGTCTAGTGGTTCTATGGGAGGAGGTGTGACCAATGATACTTTTGAAATAGAAACGGGCATTAAGCCGTTAGTTGATGTTTTCAACGTGTTTGATGGTATTAGAACTTTTGGATCATGTGAGGGACATTTAATTAATGAATCATCACAGAGTAGAGCATATGTAACATGGACAGCGTGTTCAATTGATGGATTAAATTATTTAACTGCTCTTTTAAGAACTGCTATTAATAAAGTTTGGGAAAAAAATGAATTGGTTGATAATGAAAATTTTAATTTTCTACAAACGAACAATAGAATTACGTTAAGTTTTAATACTGGATTTTGGAAACCAGCATTATTACGAACTGCACCATTACCGGGTGAAAATTATTATGAATTTATCTTTACGTATAATTTTGATCTTCAGAAATTAGTATTTGATATAATAAAAGACATTGCAGAAGATATGGGAAATGAAAAATATGAACGGAGTAAGCAATGAAAACTAGTAAAATACCCGGACTCGGTGATTATGGTCGATTTATAGATGATATATCATTAGCAGAAATGTCTGATAATGATTGGATAGAACTAGGAAAAGACCATCTTACTGATTTAGTAACAATCATTAGAGGTGTTGATATTCATCCTAATGAATTTGAACGAAAAATGATTCTTTGGGGTGATCCTTTTATTTTAGATGGATATAGGATTAGAAAAAAATATAAAGAGAAATTGGGAATAAGCAATTTCTATAGTCTATTTAAACGTAATCTTATAGAAGACGAAGACCGAAAACATGCAGAAGATTTAGCTTGGATGGGGGCCGGAGGTGATGAATTTATAGGGGAAAAGATTCCTTGGAAATCTCAACTACACCGTATATCTGGTATAAAAGAAAACGGAAAGGCCATAGGAATGTTTGCTGAAGGAGAATTGCTTTGGCACTCTAATGAACCGGGATCAATTGTATTTAATCCAGGAATTGCTTTAATGGGCATAAAAGGAATGGTTGGTACTTCAACAGGATTTGCTACTACTGCTTCTTGGTACGAGAAGCAAAGAGATTCTTTTAAAAGAGAATTAGATGATATGACCATCATTTTTAAATATCAGAATTATGAAACTGCGCCTGAAATTGACAAAGATCAAGATGATTTATTTCGGTGGAATCAAACGTTTGAACCGATTGAACTTCCACTGGTCATTACATCTCCTGGAGGAATAAAAGGACTACACTATTCTCCTGGCACCGTAGAGAGAACTAAGTTTTTAGATGATTTAGACAAAGAATTATTTGTAGATGAATATATTTATCACCATAAATATCAGCAAAATAATGATATATGTATTTTTGATAATTCTATAACTTTACATAATAGAATAGGTCCTGTAGATGAACGAGTAGCATACCGTACACCATGTAATTATTGTCATTTAATTCCTGAAGATTATAACTATTATTCTCAAGAACCCTATAAAACACAATTTACAGAAACACGTAAAGATATACGAAATATTCTTAATTTACAGTCCCGTGTTGAAGATACTATGGTTTATAACAAATTTATGAAGCCTATGATCCCTGAAAGAGAATGGAAAAACAACGATTTAGTGAGGAAATAGAAAAAATATTCTTAAAAGGAATGTTTGTAGATTCTGGGTATCGTTCATTACGTAAAAATGATTATCACAGTTTTCTTATAGGAAAACACCCAGTTGTTGTTAGAGATGGTGCTGTTTATGATAATGTTTGTGACCATAGACTTTCCTTAATACACCCCCTAGGATATGGTAATCAAGAATTTGTATGTGGTTATCATGGTAAAGACCAGTCTCATGCAAAACAATATCCTCATTACAGATATAAAAATTTATTGTTTGTAGGTGAACACGATCCTTCAATGATTTCTTTATTACGCAAATATAATTATAAAGCCAATAATCATTTTTTTCATTACGAGTTGAAAATTAACGCAAATTGGAAATTATTTGTTGAAAATGTTATAGAATACCAGCATGTAAAACACGTACATAAAGAATCTAAAAATATGTTAAAACCATTTCTTTCATTAGACCATATTCCAGAACAAATAAGATATGGAAAACATTCATTAGAACGAATAGTTTCAGAAGCACCTCAACGATATAAAAAATATATTGATGAATGGAAATGGGAAAATATCTATATATTTCCTAATTTGTTTATATCAAATATTTCTGATATTGTGACGTTTATTGGTTATTTTATTCCCGAAAAACATAATGAAACAACAGTAGTATATGAAGGATATTTTAATAAAGAAGGTATGGATGAACGAATGGCGGACGTTATAAAAACGAGTGCGAAAAACTTTGTACCGACCATTTTATCAGAAGATAAACCCTTTATTGAAAGTTGCCAATATGGTAAAATAGCAAAACCGTTTACTAAATACCTTTTAGAAGAAGAAAAACGAATAGACTGGTTTTTGGAAGCATTAAAGTAAGGATATAAAATGGGAAGAATTACTGAAGAATTTCCGACTATAGATACATCTCCTCTGTGGTCAAAGTTAAAAATGGAAGATGAACTAGATGATGATACATTATTAATAGAACTTCATTGTTTAATTCATTCAACATCAAAGATTAGATTTACAAAAGAGACTATCATAGATGATACTCAATATACAGATGATACCGTAGAAGAAGGTCGAACATATATCGATAAACAATTACATCCTGGACCTGATCATATTCATTCGTATTCTACGAGAATAAATACTATAATAAATGGATATAATTCGTTAGCAACGAAATATGGTCAAGAACATTTTGATGCTTTTCTTGAAAATTTATATACATCATATCCTACTGTTGATCCTAATAGTTCCGTGATGGAATATTTACAGCAAAGTAAGGAGGGGAGGCCTCAATTTCATATGAAATGGGCATATATTTATGATTTTATGCATAGTATAACGGAATATTTTGACCGAAAAGGAATATCATTATGACTCCCGAAGAACGAAGAACAATATTTAAAACTGCTTGGACGAATTCTCTCAAAAAAGATTTATATCCTACACATCTTAATGGTTCTAATATTGCGATTAATCATTTTCTTATGAATGTATCCTTATCTTTATTTCCTGATAATAATATTAATTCTGACTTAGATATGGAACAATATGAAATTCATGCAGTTCAGATGATGAGAGCCATTAAGAATGATTTACAACAAACAGGTGCAACAATACATACATTTAACGAGCAATCATTAGATGAACTTCCTGATTCTGCTTATGGACTACCTGTTTTTGTTATTTTAGAAAATCCTCTTTTGTTAAGAAAATTAGGCAGTAAAATTATAAATTATTTGTATTTAGGTGACGATTTATTAATGGATTCGTTTTTAGGTAGTGTTCTTCATTGGGAAAATTGGAAATTAAATCCAGAATGGAAACCTCGCTTATTATTTTGGGTCGAACTTCCATTTGATGGTGTTAAAAAAATGCATGTTGGGGATAAATGGTTTAGACCTTATGATTCAGCAGATAAACTTATTTGGGATGATTTTTGGAGCGGAATATGCCTTTAACAGAGAGCGGAATAGAGATAGAAGCAACATTAACAATAGTTGATAATGAATTTGTATTGGATTGTGATATTGAACCTGTTCCAGATTTAACAGACTTTCATAAAATACATTTACAAACATCATCGTTAATATGCACTTTTGATCCTACTACATCTGGATATGTTAAAAATGAATATAAACACACTGCTAATAATTCAACATTGCTTTCTTTGGTTTCATGTGCTGGGCAATGGGCAGAAGATTATATGTGGTATTTTGATTTTGATGAATCCATATATGATCAAGTTAAAACACTTTTAGATGAAAAAAATATAATTTACCATTTACCTAATGACTTTGGCATGATTTTAGGAAAAATGATTTAACACAAAGGACATGGATTATATAAATATAAATTAGATATTACAATTTAATGCCAAGGGGTTATGAAAACATTTAAAGATTTATCATCAGTAGCTAAAAAAGAAATAAAAGAACATTCTGTAAACATTTCTCATGAATTTCCTCATATGAAAATGAAATATGATGATTTTGAAGGAAGACTGGCTAAACAAAGTTTATATAAAGTGCATAAATACAGTAAGGACCTTTTTGAAATGCTTGATGATCAAGTTGAATTAGAAACATGGGTACAAGATAAAATTTCAAAAGCATGTTCTAATTTAAGTTCTGTAAAATATTATCTTGATTATGAAATGGAACATGGTTCAGAAGATAATCCATATGAAGAATATGAATATGATGATGCAGATATGATTGAAGATGTTCATCATATTAATGATTTAATTCCATTGCTTAAACAAATTTATAAAGAACAAAGATCTCATAAAATAAGTTTAAAAGATGATATTCAAGTAATTGTTGATCCTGATGATGCAAAAATTTTATACGAAACATATAAAAGATTAAATGAAAAAAATAAAGAAGAGTTTTCTAAAAAACTATTTGAAAGTAAGAAAGATTTTTGGAACATGGTTTCTTTTTCTAGAAGCAGAGGAGAGTAATTAATGGCTTATAAAATACTTGGAACTTTAGTAACAGATCCAGCAAATAATACAATAGGTTCAGCGACTTCGGTTGCGTGTAACATAGAAACTGCTGGAGTTGTAGAAGTACAGGGTCTTGGATTAAATGGTGCGGCATGGGAGTCTAAAGGAACAATTAAACTTCCTGTAGGAATACATAAAGTTAATAAAGATGCCGCTTATAGCATAACCTTCACGGGTCAAGCGACAAAAATAGCACATTCGGACTAATGTTAAATGGCAAATGCGAGAAGAATACATAAAATTAGTCGTGTTCGAACTATTGGCGGTAGACGAAAGGCGTTCAGAAATATTTTTAGAAAAAGCAGAAGCCTGATCGGTAAAGGATATAGAAAAGTTGCGGGTAAAAAGATCCTTAAAAAAATGTCTGCTAAAGAAAGAAAAAGGTTTAATCCTAAAACTAATTTGAAAATAAGGCAGTCTTTAAGAAAAAGAAAAATAAAACAGAGATTAATAACTTTAAAAAGAAAGAAAACGTTGAGATCTGGGTTGTATAGGGGAATTTCGAAATTAGGAAAGCATCATCAAAAAAAATGAAAAATTTCAGAGAATTTAAAGATGAATCAGAATATCAACATGTTCCCTTAGAGGAAAGAAAATTTACTCTTCAACAAAGATTGAAAGCGGGTCAACGAGCTAGAAGACGTTCTAAGTTATTGACAAGAGCGAAGGAGAGAGCATTAAGAAGAATGGCTAGTCCAAAAGTATTGCAAAAACGGGCTCAGAGAAGTGCTAGAAATATAATGAAAAATAGAATTGCTAAAGGACAAAGTATGGCATCTATGTCTCCTGCTCAAAAAATGATGATATCAACAAGATTAGATAAGTTTTTACCCAAAATTAAAAAAATGGCAAAACGACTAGTAAAAGTTAAAAGATATCAAGAATTGCAACGTAAAAGAAAGACAAAGATAAAAACACCTGGACAATAAGGCTAAGTCATGAGATTAATTACAGAAATTACAGAAAATATAGAATATATTACAGAAACTATCAATGGGAAAAAGTCTCTATATATTCATGGACCGTTCATGATGGCAGAAGTGAAAAATAAAAATGGAAGAGTTTATCCCAAAGAAATTCTTATGAAAGAAATTCAGAGATATAATGAGAATTATGTTAACAAAAAAAGAGCATTTGGAGAATTGGGGCATCCAGATGGTCCTGGTATAAATTTAGAAAGGGTGTCTCATATGATTACCGAGCTGGAAGAAGACGGTAATAATGTTATTGGTAAAGCAAAAATTATGGACACTCCATATGGAAAAATTGTGCAAAATCTTATTGAAAATGGCGCACAGTTAGGCGTTTCTTCTAGGGGAATGGGGTCTTTAGAAGAAAAGGGTGGAACAAAATATGTAAAAGATGATTTTTATTTAGCAACAGCCGCTGATATAGTTGCTGATCCTTCTGCACCCGAGGCATTTGTTCAAGGAATCATGGAAGGAAAAGAATGGGTTTGGGAGTCAGGGGTTATTAAAGAAAAAGCTCTTTCGTTTATTAAAAAAGAAATTAACAAATCCTCTTCCATTAAACTAGAGAATGTAAAGTTAAAAGCGTTTAATAGTTTTCTTTCAAATCTATAATTATATAAATATAAACATGAGACAGAAAACAAAATTCTCACAAAATTAAGGAGTTATCAAATGTCAGAAGAAAACGTAATAGAGGAAACTCAAGAGGAAACTCAAGAGGATATTACAAATGAAGAATCTCAGGTACATGAGACTTCATATCCAGGTGCTGGAAAAAATAAAGAACCAATTAAAAAAGCTCCCAAAAAAGCAATAGATACGGGAGTAAATAACGAGGTTCCCGATGGGCCCAAACCAGATTTTACAAAAGGGGTGCCATCTGCTAAGAAGCGTCCTGCTGATAAAGGAGGAGTTTCTGAAAGTGCATCAAAAATGTCACTTATTAAATCAATTTATGATAAGTTAGACGAGATGAGCAAAGATGAAGTTGCTGAAATTCTCGGTGCGCTTAACGAAATTGATGAAGCCGAATTCGACGAAGAAGGTAATGAAATTGTTTCCGAAAATAAAAAAGAAACACGAGAAGTTGTTACTAGAGAAGAATTTGATTTAGAGAGTGATGTTCAAGCCCTTATTGAGGGAGAAGAACTGTCAGACGAATTTAAAGAAAAGGCGGCTACTATATTTGAAGCCGCAGTTTTTGCTAGAGTCAACGATGAAGTTTCCACAAGAATAGACAAACTCGATGAACAATATAAAACAGAACTTCAAGAAGCCATCGAAAATAACCATAGTGTTATGATTGAAAAAGTAGATGATTTCATGAATTATGTTGTTAATGAATGGATGCAAGAAAATGAACTTGCCGTTGATAAGGGCATTCGTTCAGAAATCGTTGAAGATTTTATGGTTGGTCTTAAAAATCTGTTTGTCGAACATTATGTTGATATTCCTGACGAAAAGGTTGATCTTGTTGATGACCTATTCGCTAAGGTTGAAGACCTTGAAGAGTCATTAAATTCTGAAATACAAAAAAACATTGATTCATCTAAAGACCTCAAAGAGTACAAAAAGATGGATTCTTTGTATATGGTTTCAGAAGGAATGACTGAAGTTGATCAAGAAAAAATGATTAAATTGGCTGAGGGTATTGGATATGAAAATGAAGATTCCTATACTGAAAAACTTCAGATTATTAAAGACAAGTATTTCCGTGCAGAAGAAACGATTAATCCAAAAACCGTTTTAATCGAAGATACACAAGATGATATGGAATTCAATGAAGAAAATTCTTCAGACGATGCAATGGCACAAGCGCCTGAAAATATCAAAAAATATGCATCAGCTATTTCTAGAACTATTATTAAATAACAATTAAGGAGATTTACACATGTATTTATCAGAGCAATTACAAAAAAAGTGGGCTCCTATTCTTGATCATCCAGAATTGGGAACAATTTCAGACCCATATAGAAAGGCAGTAACAACTGTTCTTTTGGAGAATCAAGAAAAGTCCATGCAGGAAGACAATCAAGTCCTTTCTTCACAAAATTTCTTGACAGAGGCCGGCCAGGCTTCAGGCTCATTCCCTGATCAGGGGGGTGTTGCAAAATATGACCCTATTATGATTTCTCTTGTTCGGAGAGCAATGCCTAATTTGATTGCATACGATGTTTGTGGTGTGCAACCAATGACTGGTCCTACTGGTCTTATCTTTGCTATGAGAGCAAGATATGTCACAATGAATCAGTCACCAGAAGCACTTTATAATGAAGCGGACACAAATTATTCTGCTAATTCTGGCATAGCCCAAGACAGCAATGTTCCGGGACTTCATATTCATTCTGATGGTACGGCTAATGCTTCTCAAACTTTAGTAAGTGGAGGATTATCAACTGCCGCAGGTGAGTCAATGACGCCTAATAACATGGCTTTCTCGATTGAGAAGGTTACTGTTACTGCGAAAACAAGAGCCTTAAGAGCGGATTACACAATGGAAGTTGCTCAGGATCTTAAAGCAGTTCATGGTCTTGATGCAGAAACAGAACTCAGCAATATTCTTTCCGCTGAGATTCTTGCAGAAATTAATCGTGAAGTTATTCGTAAGATTTACAGAGAAGCCAAAGTCGGTGCCCAAAATAACACCACAACTGCAGGTATTTTTGATCTTGACACAGATTCAAATGGTCGCTGGTCCGTAGAGAAGTTTAAAGGTCTCATGTTCCAGATAGAGAGAGAAGCCAATGAGATTGCGAAGAAGACACGTAGAGGAAAAGGTAATATCCTTATGACCTCTTCAGATGTTGCTTCCGCACTTCAAATGGCTGGAGTTCTTGATTACGCTCCTGCTCTTGACAGCAACAATCTTAATCCTGATGATGCAGGAAATACTTTTGTTGGTGTACTTAACGGGCGTTATCGTGTTTATGTTGATCCATATGCAGTAACAAATGATGCTAACTATTTTGTAGTTGGATATAAAGGATCATCTTCATATGATGCTGGTATGTTCTACTGCCCATACGTTCCGTTACAAATGGTACGTGCAGTTGATACAAGCACTTTCCAGCCAAAAATTGGATTTAAGACTCGTTATGGTCTTGTAAGAAATCCATTTGCAACTGGAGCTTCAGATAGCACAAGCTCAGGTAGTGCAGATATTAGTGCAGATAATGCTGGTGCCGCAGGCAACGAGTATTACAGAATTGTAAGAGTAAATAACTTAATGTAATTTTCTCTGAAAATTTAGATTATACATAAAGGAGAAGGGTTAAACCTTCTCCTTTTTTGTTTTTGGAGACATTATGCATTCTAAAATTGATTTATATAAACAACTTCCTCCTTATCCTGGCAATTCCCTTACGCTTCATTTAGACAATATCAAAAAATTAATAAAAACTACAAAATCAAAAACCGCATTGGATTATGGATGTGGAAATGCAAAACATTACATAGAAGATAGGATTCATTTATCATGGGGACTTGATAAGATGGGGCTTTATGATCCTGCAATACCAAAATGGGGTCTTTTGCCATCTGGCAATTTTGATTGTGTTATTTGTACAGATGTTTTAGAACATGTTCCAGAAAAAGAAATAAATTACACTTTAAAAGAAATTTTTACATTATCAAATAAATGTACTTATTTAAATATAGCAATGTATCCAGCCAGTCAAATTTTACCAAACGGTGAAAATGCTCATTGTACATTAAAACCGAAAGATTGGTGGAGAAATAAAATAGCTGAAACAATAAAAGAAAATATTGAAGTTCATGTTGTATATTCGTATACACATGGTATTAAAAACATAGAACGTGAAATTTATAAAAAAGCATGATTTTTTGTATAGGTAATGGCGAGTCAAGACAAAAAATAGACTTGCAATTTTTGAAGAAATACGGTACAATATATGGAAGTAATGGTCTTTATCGTGATTTTACTCCAGACATACTCCTTACATGTGATCCAATGATGCTTGAAGAAATAATTGAGTCTGGATATTCTAAAGAAAATAAAGTTTATACAACTGAATATGGATATGGTAATATACAGGATATACTGAAAAAAACACCCAAAGGACATAAAGTTTCTTTAGTGCCTTTCGAGAAGATATATCCGGTAAATTCTGGATGGGAGAGCATTAGATTGGCATATCATTTTCATCCAGAAGATCAAATATATATGATAGGTTTTGACTTATTCGGTGATAGAAAAAATATTTATGAGGGTTCTCCTAATTATCCAACAATGTTTAAGGAGGGAA